CCGGCGACGAATACGAGGCGCCCGACCCGGGTGAACGTGATCCAAACTGGACGGCCGAGGAACGCCTTGAGCTGGCCAGTGTCATGATTGTACAGTGGATCGCGTTCAAGGATCTGACGATCGCGCGACAGGACGCCCACGACGAGGCGCAGTCCACGGCCGGCGTGGCCTACATGCCCGTGCCACGCTGCGATCAATGTCGGTTTTGGGAAGATCCGGCCGGTGCGGATTGGGGCCCTCGCGGCTACCCGGATGGATGGAAAGATTGCGCGCAGGCGCAGTGGATCAGCGGAGACGACGACCGGAAGATCCGTTACGACACGCAAGGATGGGATTCTGACGGCGGCGCGATCATGGCCCGCGGCGACTTTGGCTGCGTCCAGTTCGAAGGGAAGTGATGAACGGCCGTTCTCAGTATCCTCATCCGACGCTTGAGCCAGGACGTAAGGTGACGTGGCGCCCGCACAACTCAACTGGAGACCTTGACCGGGAAGCGGTGGTCATTCAGGTGTTCAACCGTTCCGGCAGGGTGAAGATTGAGTATTACGACGCTCGCCACCGCGAAGCGTGCGTGGTTCTCACAAGTGCGAGACATCTTCAATGACCCCGATCGACGCCTACGCCCGCGCGGTCGTGGCTGGCGAGATCCCCGCCGGCAAGTACCATCGCCTGAGTTGCGCGCGGCATCTGCGCGACATGGCCCGGCAGGGCACGCCGGAGTTTCCGTTCCGGTTCGACGCAGAGCGGGCCGATCGCGCGTGCCGGTTTGCCGAGAAGCTGAAGCACTACAAGGGCCAGTGGGCCGGGACGCTCATCCACCTGGAACCGTGGGAGCGGTTCATCATCGGGAGCGTGGTCGGCTGGGTCCATGCCGAGACGGGCCTGCGGCGGTTCCGCACGGCGTTTCATGAAATCCCGCGCAAGAACGGCAAGACGCTGATCGCCGCAATCGTGTTGCTCTATCTGGCGTTCTTCGACGGCGAGGCCGGCGCCGAAGGCTATTGCGTGGCGATGAAGCGGGACCAGGCCAAGCTCGTGTTCAACGATGCCCGCAAACTGGTGGTGTCGTCGGGGCTGAAGGTGCGACTGCGCGTGCAAGTGGCGGCGCTCCACTACGACGCCTTCGCCGCAAAAGCGCAACCGCTCGGGGCTGACCACGACAGCACGGACGGGCTCAACCCGAGCGTGGTGATCGTGGATGAGATGCACGCGATGAAGGATCGCGGCATGTTGGACGTGATGGAGACGGCGACGGGCGCGCGGGCGCAGCCGGTGATCTACATCATCACCACGTTCGGGAATGACCCCGTGTCGCCGTGGGGCGACCAGCACGACTACGCCACGAAAATCCTCGAGCAAGTCCTGGACGATGAATCGTTCTTCTACTTCGCCGCGCACGCGGACCCCGCTGATGATTGGACGCTGCCGGAGACGGCCCGGAAGGCCAACCCGAACTATGGCATCAGCGTGAGCCCGGAGGATTTGGCGGCCAAGGTGCTCAAGGCGAAGGGCATTCCGGCGGCGGCCGCGAGCTACAAGCAGAAGCATCTCAACCTTCTGGTGTCCGCGTCGAATCCCTGCCTCAGCGTCGACGGCTGGCGCCGGGGCCAGTCGGCATGGGCGCCGGCTGACCTGGCGCATGAGCCGTGCTACGCCGGGATCGACCTGGCGTCGAAGCTCGACCTGTGCTGTTGCGCGCTGGTGTTCCCGCCGCACAGGGACCGGCTGACCTGGCGCGTGATCCAGCACATCTGGACGCCGGCTGATACCCTGGCCGACCGCGCGCATCGTGACCGGGCGCCGTATGACGTGTGGCGGCAACAGGGCTGGCTCATGGCGACACCGGGCACGCAGATCGATCATCAGCTCATCCGTGGCGTGCTGAAGGCGGCGCGCGAACAATACGACCTTCAGCGGGTCGGGTTCGACCCGTGGCACGCGGACACGTTGATCACGCAGCTCATCAACGAGGACGGCTTCGCGGAGGACCACGTCCTGGCCGTGCCGCAGACCTATGCCGGGATGAGTAGCGCGTGTCTCAAGATGCAGGCCGAGATCATGGGCGGGGCGGTCGATGCGCGGGGCTGCCCGGTGACGGCGTGGAGCGTGTCGAACGTGGTGGCGAACGTGGATGGCAAAGACAATCTCATGTTCGCCAAGGGCAAGAGCCGCGGCCGGATCGACCCGGTGATTGCGGCGACGATCGGCATGGCGCTGGCGCTGCGGCAGCCGGCGGTGGCGGAGTCGGTCTACCTGACAAGGGGGGTCCGTGTTCTGGGGCAAACCGTGGATGCGTAGGACAGGCGTGGATGGGCGCGACATACTAGGCGCGGCGGGGTGTAGCTCGCTGCTGTACGGGCTGGCGCTCTGGTGGGTGCCGGCCGCGTGGATGGGAGCGGGTGCGCTGTTGATGGCCTTAGCCATTCTGCCGGACCTGCGACGGAGGCAACCGTGAGCGACCACGCGATCAAGGCGACCCGGCGCGAGCTGCGGAAGCTCGTCGGCGCGCGGGCGGCCACCACCGTGATCGACACGGCGTATGACTTCCAGATGTTTCGCCGTCGCGGGTTCTGGAAGCGGCTCGCCTGGCTGCTCTTTGGGAGGTGATCGTGGGACTGTTGTCTCGACTCCTAAGCGGGCACCTTCGCGCGAGCACGCCCGGTCCCGACGACGACGCCTGGTACACCCCCATCGGCCTGATGACGCCGGCCGGGGTGCGCGTCGATGCCGAGACGGCCAAGAAACTGAGCGCGTGGTATCGCGGCCGGGACATCTTGGCGACCGTCCTGGCGATGCTGCCGTTGCCGCTGTTGGAGCGGTTGCCGAACGATGGCGGGGCGCGTCCGGCCAAGAGCCATCCCGTCTACGACATCCTGCACGACAAACCGAACGGCTGGCAGGACTCGTTCCAATGGCGCCGGATGTCGATGTACCACCTGATCGATCACGGCAACGCCTACGACCGGATCGTGCCAGGGGCGCGCGGGATTGTGGACCAGCTCTGGCCGATTGATCCGAAGACCGTGACGCCCGAGCAGCTCGCCAACAAGAACCTCGTCTATCACGTCCGCGACGCCAAGACTGGACAGGTGGATCATCTGCTCCAGTGGGAGGTATTTCATCTGCGTGGCGCGTCGGACGATGGCATCGTCGGGAAGGGCATTCTCGAATACGCGCGGACGAGCCTCGGGACGGCCAGCGCCACGGAGAGTTACGCGGCGCACATTTTCAGCCGGGGCACGCTGAACGGCGGCACGATTGCGGTGCCGGGCCTGCTGAACGACGAAGCCTCGCGGCGGATGGCGCGGTCGTTTACGACGGCCGTCGGCGACTGGCACATGCCGAAGGTGCTGGAGCAGGGCGCGACGTGGGCGCCGAACAACATGACGCCCGAAGATGCCCAGATGCTATTGTCGCGGAAATACACCGTCGATGACATCGCGCGCTGGCTGGGCGTGCCGCGCCAGATGCTTGAGAACAACGACCCATCGTTCGGCAACGCGGAGCAGTTCGACCGGAACTTCATCGCCTATGCGCTTGGGCCGTGGCTGTCGCTGTTCGAGTTTGCGATCAACGACCAGCTCGTCATCGCGAGCCGAAAGTACTTCGCGCAGTTCACGCGGGAGGCGCAGGTGCGTGGGGATCTGGCCGTGCGCTGGGCGGCGCACGTCGCGGCGGTGAACGCCGGCATCAAGTCGGTCGATGAAGTGCGCGCGGTGGAGAACCTGAACGCGCGCGGGGGCAAGGCGGACGACCTGCGCGAGCCGCAGAACATCACGGGCAAGCCGGCGGTGCCAGACGAGGGCGCACGCGATGAACCCGTCCCGCCTGAGCCGCCCGCGAAGAAGATGCCTCCGATGCCCGCCCCTGACGAGGACAGCGCACAGGCCCGCGCGATCGTGCTGGCTTCGGCCGCGCGCCTGCTGCGGAAGGAAGTGGCCGAGGTGCAGAAGCTCGCCGTGCGCCACGCGGGCGATGAAGAGGCGTTCGTGGTGGCGGTGACGAACTTCTACGCGAAGCATGTGACGCTGGTGACGTTGACGCTGCAACTCAGCGTGGCCGAGGCCGAGCGGTATTGCGCGGGCCAGGCGCATCAGGTGTGCAACGGCGACTGGCTGGCGGCGCTGACGCTCTGGCAAGACGATCACTACGCGGCCGGGCTCGCGGCGCTGGCGCTAGATATGGAGGCAGCGTGAAGTACCAAGCGATTCTCCAGGTATCACCAGAGTTCCTTGTTGATCTAGTCATTGCGGTGACCGCAGGAAGCGAGCCCCGCATGTTCATCGTCTCAAAGCATGGGCTCCCGCCAGGCACGTCAATGCGCTCTGCGTTCATGGATCAGATGACGAATCAGGTATTGATCCTAGTGGAGAACGATCAGCCCTTTCCGTTATCAGAACCCCCGCGACTGCACGCCTCGGGCTTTCCGTTTCTGGAAAGTCCGGAATGCAGCGTCTACTTTCCCCCGAGGGTATCAGCATGAGGTACGCGCACATCGTCAGTTACGTGGCCCGTACGCTGTGGGCGATTGCGCCCGACAAGTGGAGCGAACTGCTGTCCGTGCTGGCCTTCCGCGCGGCGGGGCACGAGTTTACGACCG